CGGATCTTGAGTTCCGCGTCCCTTCGCTTGCCAGTGGGGAGAGGCGGGCGTCCCTGACGGTTGGCCATAGTTTCTGTTCCCCGGTAAGTGGCGTCGACCCGAGTGGATATCCAACGGGCCTCTATACAGGCTCGCGTTGTCCTCGGCAACCCAAGCGCGCGCCGGCAGTAAGCCGCCGTTTTCCGGCGCTGGCGGTATTTCGCTGCACTCGTTGCACAGTGCGCAACTAGTCGAGCTTCAGGGCGGGCGCATTACGAAGGCGTTCGCCGGTATCGACAACATCCTCAGCGCGCGGCTCCAACTTGGCGGCGAAGAGTCGGCCAAGTTCCCGCTGAAACAGGACGAGTACCTGTACGCCGCGGCGACAACGAAGGCGTCAGCCGTTCGCTCGGTCCCGCTTGTTGTCTACGAAGACGACCGGCCGGAAATGGACAACCCGGCGGACGCGAGCGACCCGCTAGTGCGCCTCGTGACTGCGCGCCCGAATCGCGCGATGACGTTCGGCGAGGTCATGTACCGCGCCGTGCTGAACCGAGTTGAGTGCGGTGAGAACTGGTGGGCGCTCGCGGACAGCGAAGGCAAGCCGGTAAAGCTCCAGGGCGACTACATCGCCACTCCGGCGCAGATCATCCCGATGACGGGCCGGATCGTCCAAGAGGGCGACCAGGACGCGACGACGGGCCTGCCCAAGACGTGGCGCTGGTCCGCAGCGACTGGCGCTGAATCGGCGTGGCCTGTGCACGCGATGCTGCCCTTCATTGACGCCGACCCCTACCGGCAGTTCCGAGGCGTCGGAGTCGCTGAAGTTCTCGACCGCCTCATCGCCGTCAAGTTCCAAGTGAACCGCTACCTGCACGCTCTCGCGGCGAATGGTGGCGAGCCCGGCGGCGTCATCAGCGTTCCGACGCAGACCGCGGCCGAAGAGATCCGCCGTTCGCAGGCGGAGATGGACAGCTTCCAGTCCAACCCAGACAACCGCGGGCGCTTCCTTGTGCTTGGCGGCGAGGCGACGTTCACGCCGAACACGCTCGCGCCCAAGGACATGGAGTTCGTCCAGCTGCTCGAATGGGTTCGCGAGGCTGCGCTTGGCCTTGTGGGCGTCCCTGCGCCGTGCGTCGGCGTGTTCAAGGACGCGAACTACTCAATGTATGCCGAGGCCACCCGCGCAATGTGGGTCGGCCCCAATGGCGTGCTGACGTACCTGCGCAGCATCGAAGCGGTGCTGAACGAGCGATTCTTCCCGTCGCTTGCCGATGCGCGCTACCGGAAGTTCCGCGCGTACTTCGACACGACCGGAATCGCCGCGCTGCAAAGCGACAACTCGGCCAAGGTTGAGGCCGCTGCGCGCACGTCGGTAACCGTCGGCATCCCGTTCAACGCGGCGCTCGAGCTCCACGGCGTCGACGCTTCGGTTGAGGGTGGCGACGTTGCGCCGAATCCGTTCGGGCTTGACGACACGGACGAGAGCGAAGGCGAGGACGAAACGCTTGAGGTTGAGGACGCCGAGGATGACGCCGAGGACGAAACGGAATCGCCCGACGAGTCCGAGAAGTCCATTGAAACGCGCGACGCCCGCGACCTAACCACGCGCGAGGCCCGCGTTGAATACTGGCGCTCGATCGAGAAGGCCGTCCACGTCCCGGCCGAGCAGCTGGTCTTCCGCGCCGCCCGCACGCTCCTGCGCCGCTACGCAGACGCGCAGCTCGCCCGCCTGCGCGAGTTCGCGCGCGACACGAAGCGCTTCGACGGCTACGTCAAGCGTGAGATCGCGCAGAGCGAGCTTGCCGAGCAGGTCAAGATTCTCCTGCTCAACAAGTCGGAGTGGGAAGAGAAGATGCGCCGGCTGTTCGAGCAGCCGCTTGAGCGCGTCACGTCGCTCGCGCTGACGCAGGCCGCTGAGGAAGTCAGCTCCATTTCAATCGGCGTCGGCGACCCGCGCATCACCGAGGCGCTTCTCGCACAGCAAATCAAGCTCGCCGAGGGCGTCACGTCGACGCTGGCCGAGCGCGTCAAGACGGCGCTGATGAAGGAGCTGTCGCAGGCTTCGTCGATCGCTGACCTCCAGGCCGCGGTGCGCGAACGCTTGCCGGAGCTCGAAGGCTCCGTGCGCCAAGTGTTCGCCAACAAGGACGCGCGCGCTCAGGTCATCGCACGGACCGAGGCGGGGCACGCTGCGAAGTCGGCACGCTTCGAGCAGTTCAAGTCAGACGGCATCACGAAGATTCGCTGGATCACGCAGGGCGACGGCGCGGTGCGCGAGTCGCACGTGGCGCTCGACGGCGACGTCGTGAGCCTTGGCGGGCGCTTCAAGAACGGCCTTGCCTACCCGCAGGACCAAAACGGGCCCGCGGAGGAAGTCATCCAGTGCCGATGCACTACGGCCCCGGTTTTCGAGGACTGACCACATGAGCAAATTCGCAGACATCGCCCCGCGCATCTGGGCCGGCGTGGCAACGCCCGACGAACTGGCGTCGATCAAGGCCGAGGACGTCTACGCGATCAAGAGCGACGCCGAGCACGTTCGGGTTCGCGCGAGCACGACCCGCAAGAGCGCTGACAAGGAAGCGCGCACGGTCGAGCACGTCGCCAGCGATGAGACGCCCGACCGCATGGGCGACGTCATCCGCGTCAAGGGCTGGCAGCTCGACAACTTCCTGAAGAACCCCGTACTCCTGCGCAACCACAACAACGAAGCGCTGCCTCTCGGTCTCGTTACCGACGTTCGCAGGGGCCGCGCCGATGGACGCGCCGCGCTGCTCGCAAATTCGCAGTTCTTCGATGACGAGAAGCAGGACGAAGCCGGCCGCATTCTCGCGCGCCTGGTTCTTGATGGCGATATGCCGGCGGTGTCGGTCGGCTTCATGCCGCTGAAGGTGCGCCGCCCCGAGGACGAAGCGGAGCGCAAGGAGCTTGGCGTCGGCGAATACGGCGTGCTCTACGAAAGCGCCGAGCTGCTCGAACTGTCGGTCGTAACGGTCCCCGCGAATCCCGCCGCGCTCATGCGCCGCCTTGATTCGATGGTCGAAGCCGGCGAGGTCGAGAAGTCGCTCGCCGCGATGGTCGCCAAGACGTTCGAGCCCTCGTCTCGCGTCGTGGTTCCCGTCGCCAAGGTCGCCGAAGTCGCGCCTAGCGTTGTGAAAGACCAACACGGCGAAGTTCTGGAGCGCATCGAGCGCTCGCTTGCCGAACTCAAAACCACCTTCAGCGCGGAGCTTGCGGCGCTGAAAGGTCAGCTGGAAATCGTCTTGCGCGGCGTGTCGTCCCTGCCGGCCCCGGTGGCCGCAAACGCGGACACGCAAACGCCCGCCCCCGATAGCCGGTCTGTTGACCCGCAAGCGTTCTTCTCCGCGGCATTCGATGCCGTTCTCTCGCGCTCAAAGGGGGCGCAACGCTCATGATTCAAAAGGTCGAAGGCGGCGAACTCGAGGCGATGGCCTCGAAGATCAACGCCGAACTCAAGAAGTCGCTGGACGATCGGGACTCGGCTCTCGTCGAACGGCTCCAACGTCAATTCCAGGAAGAGCTCGCCAAGAAGTCGGCGGAGTTCGAGTCGCGCGTTGCGAAGTTCTCGCTGCCCGGTAGCGAAGACGCGACGCACAAGGGCAAGGGCTACTCCTTCGCCAAGGCGATGCTCGGCGTCCTCACGAAGGACATGAGCGTTTGCCCGCTCGAGCACGCGATGCACAACGAAGTGCGCGCCAAGGCGATGAGCTTCGGCGTCGACACCGCGGGCGGCTTCCTCGTCCCGAACGAAGTCCTCACTTCGCAGCTGATCCCGCTGCTCTACGCCAACACCGTTTGCGTTGAGCTGGGCGCGACTCGCCTTGATGGCCTGACCCGCGCTCCGATCCAGATCCCCCGCGTCGGCGGCGGCACCACGGCCTACTGGATCGGCGAGACCGGCACGATCACCGCGAGCGACGCGGCTGTCGAGCAAGTCCAGCTGATGCCGCACGGCCTTGCGGCCATGACGGTTGTGAGCGAACTCCTGCTCGGCATGGATTCGCCCGGCGTCGAGTCGATGCTGCGCGAGGACATGGCGCGTCAGATGGCGCTCAAGCTCGACCTCGCGGCTCTCGCGGGTACGGGCGCGAGCGGTCAGCCGACGGGCATCCTGACGGCGTCGGGCGTCAACACCACGACGCTCTCGGACCCCGGCACCTACAACCAGTACGCGCAGTTCATCAGCGAAGTGCGCGCCGACAACGCCCTTGCGGGCCGTCTCGGTTGGGCTGTGTCGAATGCCGACATGGCGGAGCTGGAGCAGATCGTCGACACCTCGTCTGGCGGTACGAACACCACCAACCAGATCCACGAGCGTCGCCGCCTGCTTTCGGAAGACGGCTCGGAGCTGCTCGGCTACCCGGTCCGCGTGAGCACGCAGCTCAGCGACGGCCAAGTGATCTTCGGCAACTTCGCCGACCTCGTGATCGCCCAGTGGGGCGGCATGAAGATCGACACGACGAACGCGGTGAACTTCGCCAGCGCTCAGCAGCACATCCGCGCCCTGTCGTTCTTCGACATCGGCATCCGTCACCCGCAATCGTTCTGCCGTCCGTCCTGATCGGACACAGGAGCACTCACACACATGGCTTCTCTCACTCCCAAGTCCGCGGTCAAGATCGTCAACGCCCTCGTGCCCGACGATTTCGGCAACACTGCGCCGAACGCGACGCAGTGCCTCAACGTCGACACGCTCGGCTTCCGCTGGGCGACGTTCGTTGTCCAGGTCGGCAACGTGGCCGGAACGTCGATCACCTGCAAGGTGCAGGAGTCGTCGGACAACTTTGTGTCGGACGCCGCCTCTGACATCACCGGCGCGTCGATTCCGGTCTGGGGCGACACCGACGACAGCACGCTGAAGTCGATCACCATCGACCTCCAGCGCTGCGAGCGCTACCTGCAACTGGCGTTCACCTACGGCAGCATCACGGCGAGCGACGTCTCGGCGTGCTGCATCCTGTGGGGCGCGACCGATTCGCTGTCGATCGGCACGGCTGGCGTCCAGACCAACGCCACGGGCCCTTTCCCGGTCTGATCCTGACGTGAACTGAAAGCCGGCGGGGCGTGTGTCCCGCGTCTCGCCGGCTCATCAACTAGGGACGAAGCGCATACGGAGTGCGCGCCGCCATGCTGAAGCAAGTCAAGAAGAACGAACACCTGCACTGGCCCGAGGACATGACCTCGGTGCAGATGCGCTACCGCGGTGGCGCGGGCTACGTCGTTGATACCGACGCGCCCTGCGAAGCGCGGTTTCTCAAGGGTCAAGAGCACAAGCTCGAAGTCGCGGCCGATGGCGCGAAGCCGAGCAAGATCGAACTCGCGACGGCGCTGCGCCTGATCGCTGCCCACACGAAAGCCAACGGCGCGGAGTCTCGCTCGGCAGCCGCCAAGCCTCTCCCGTCCGTGACCGTCCCCAAGCGAACGAAGGCCGCCAACTGAAATGCCGACCCGCACGCCGCTAAAGCTGAACGCATCGAATCAGCTCGCCGAGCTTGAAAGCGGCGACACGATCGACCCTGCGCTGCTTGCCACTGGCACGCGCGACGGAAGCAAGTTCCTGCGCGATGATGGCGCATGGGAAGCCGTAGGCGGCGGCAGCGGCATCGGCGACGTGACGGGCCCGGCGTCCAGCACGGACAACACGCTGCCGCGCTACAACGGCACGGGCGGTAAGACTATTCAAGCGTCGGGCGTCGTCGTCGATGACTCGAACGCGGTGTCTGGCGTCGCGTCGCTGGCGGTCACGGGCAACATCACCGTGGGCGGCACGGTCGATGGGCGCGACGTTGCGACGGACGGGACGAAGCTGGATGGCGTCGCGGCTGGCGCTGAAGTCAACGCGGCGTCCAACCTCACGGCGACGGCGGCGCACGGCGGATCTGGCGTGTACGCGAGCAAGAGCGGTTCGACGCTCCAGCTGCGACCGATCGTCAGCGGCCGGCAGGTGCAAACCAGCATCAGCACGAATGACGTCGTAGTCGCCTACGACGCTCCGCGGTATCAGCCCAAGCGCGAGCACTTCGACCGATTCCAGCCGCGCCGCGCGCGTGGCCCTTGGATCGCTGGCGCAAACGCCTCGGCTCCGTCGCTTCACGGCCCGGCGCTCACGAACGCTGCCGCTGTCAGTGTCAGCGGCGGGCACTACGTGCGCTCGTCGGGCTCTTGGATCATCGACGGCTTCAGCGTCGGCAACGTCTTGACGGTCTCGGGATTCGCGACGGGCGGCCCTGGAGGGCCGAACAACGGAACGAAGACCGTTACCGCGGTCAGTCACACGACGCTCGAAGTCGGCGGCGGGCTGACGACCGAGTCAGCGCCCGGCGTCGCTGTCATGACCAGCTACACGGAGCACCTTTACCCGTGGATGGTCGCGACGTGCCTCGACTACGAAGGATATCCGCACGATCGGCACCAACGGCTTGAGGCGAGCCTGTCGTCTGGCGGGCTCAGCGAGACGCTCGGCTACGCGCACGGCGAGTTTGTCGCGGCCGGCGAGTTCCGCAACGGCGCGAAGATCATCTTCGACGGCTGCGGCTACGCGGCGAACACGGTCAACGCCGACGCCTTTTTCGAGTTCGTGCTTGAGCCGAACCCGACCGTGGCCGGCGCTCCGGTCTACACCGGCGCGAACCGAATGCGAATGCTGACCGGCGAACTCGGGCAGACGTGGACGGGCAATCGCGCGTTCCGCTACCGAATCGAGCTCTACAACCTCGGGCCCGACTCCTACGAATACTGGGGCGAGTTCCTCGTTGCGAGCGGCGCGGGACAAACCGGCATTCGCCGCGAGGCGGGCGGCCGCGTGACGGGCGGTCACAACTGGATGGCGAACGACACGAACCTGCAAATGCGCTGGCGCGTGGACCGCATCGCCAACCTCGACACCTACGACGCGACGTATCAAGGACTGACGACGCTGCGTCTTGCGATTGAGAACTACGGCGTCAGCGCGGAGGGCTTCTAGTGCCGGACTACACAACGCTCGACCGAACGACCGCGGCCTATTCGGGTCGCTGGGGCAAGCGCGGGAAGTTCCAGCGCGTCCGCATCTGGCCGCCCACCAACCCGGTCGGAGGCGGCAACGTCAGCGGCTACCTCGCCCCGCCGTGGCGCGTGGTGTTCTTCAAGCACGGCGGCGGGAAGATGAACCCCGACGACCTCGACCTCGGCTCCAACTCAACCGCGCTCTACCTCGCGAATACGCTGGGCTGCGCGGTCATCAGCTACGACACGACGCCCGGCGGCTTCTATGAGCCCGGCGCGGTCGAGCCTGAGGCGAAATACTGGCCCGAGACGCACGAGGAAGACGCGGCGTTTATTGCGTGGATTCGCAGCCGGGCGACCGACACGGCGCTCTTTGGCGCGGGCGGCTCGATCTCCACGCTGCCGGGTAAGTCCTTGCACTGGGGCCTGTCTAGCGGCGGCTGGGATGTTGTGAAAACGCAGCTGGCGCGCGACGGCGAGTTCGAGTACGCCAGCGGGGCGATTCAGCGCGGCGAGGCTCGCTTCGCGCGGAAGTTTGACCACCGCTGCAACTTCGTGCTGGTCAATCAGCACCAGTCGATCTTGTCGAGCTTTTGCAAGTCGAAGGTCGCGGCCACTGACCCGGTCGACAGCTACACAGTGAACGGCGCGCACAGCATCGGCGCTACGTCGGTCTCGATCACCGGCGGAACCGGCGCGTGGGTCAAGGGAAACCGCCTGACGATCACCGGCGATTCGCAGCAGTACGCGGTCCGCACGGACAAGGCTAGCGGCGCGGGCTCGCTCGACATCTTCCCGGCGCTGCGCGTGACGCTCTCCGGCGGCGAGACGATCGAGCGCGTCGAAACGGGCATGGATAAGTACGGCGACCACGCATGGTGTGGCGGCTACTTCTTCCGCTCCGGCGACTACATCTGGCAGGCCGACACGGTTAGCGGCGCGAGCGGTGCTGAATTCCCGTGGGAGACGAAGCGCCAAGCGGACGCTGACCTGCAAATCACGTCGGACAACCCGCGCGTCAAAGAAGTGGCGTGGATGTTCATTGGCGCGAGCGTCGGCGCTGGCACCGATGACCCGCTGTTCACGTCGGCGCTGACCGGCGAAACGAGCTTCCGCCAGATCCTCCCGGCCCCGTACGGGCTCGCGACCGAGGGCACGATCCACCCCGGCTTCATCAACCTCCACGAAGAGGCGCAGGCGTTCGCGATGGGCTACGCGCTGGACGCCGCGGGCAATACGTCGAACGTCGCGGTGTATCAGGGCAACTCGACCTCGAACACGACGGTAGCGGCGACGAACTGGAACAAGGGGCGAAACGCTGACTTCTCGTCGGCCGTCCTTGGAGCCTTCCTCACCTCGCGGGGATTCTGATTCATGGCAGACGCTTCCAAGCAAGTTCGCCCGGTCGAAACGGTTTCGCAGTCCGACACGAACACGACGCACGCAACGGACACGGCGCTTTCGCGTCGCGTCGGCGGCACCGGCGTCAGCGTCGGCACGATGGCTGAGCTTCGCACGGAGCTCGGCGCGGGCGCAGCGAGCGGCCTTGCGACGCTCGACTCCAGCGTCCTTGTCCCGGTCGCGCAGCTGCCCACGATGGTCGGAACGAGCGGCAGCTCGAACGGCACGCGCGGCACGGTCCCCACGCCGCAAGGCACTGGCACCGCGAGCACGAGTGACACGCTTCGGCCCCTGCGCGGCGATGGCACCTACGGCGGCGGCGCTTCGGGTGTCTCGTCGGCGTGGCTGAATCGCATCACCGACGAGAACGGTACGGTTCAGGTCCGCATCTCGAACACGGAGCGCCCCGACTACAAGGGCGACCCGTTCATGTCGACGATCCGCGCGCCGCGCTTCATTATCGGCAAGGCGTACGGCACGACGTTCGACACGGTCGGACTGCCGACGCCGACGGTAACGAGCCCCACCGCAGCGTCTTCGCAGGTGGACGCGACGGGGTCGTACGTCCGACTCACGAACAGCCCGTCGACCAACGCGATGGTGGCCGGCATTTCGACGACGGACACGAGCCGACGCGGCCTGACGCCCGAGTTCTACATCGTGTTTCGCACGGCGCTACTGCGCTCGCGCGCGTGGGTCGGACTGTTCGAGTCGGACCCGAGCGGCGGTACGGACCTGTTCAGCGGCAGCCTCCACGGCGTCGGGCTCTACTACGACCGTCGCGTCGGTGCGCCTGCGACGAGCAATCCGATTGCTGACGTCGCGGTCAACGGAACGTCCAAGACCTATACGCGCACGAACGGCTCTTTCATCGCCGACGGTTTCCGCGTTGGCCTGAAGGTGAAGTGGACTGGTTTCGCCAACGCTGTGAATAACCAGAACGGCGCGACGATCACGACGCTGACGGCAACCGTCATGACCGTGACCGAAAACGGCGCGACGATGACGAACGAATCCAGCGGCGCAAGCGTCAGCGCTACCGGGATCATCCAGACCGCTGGGCTCTCTGGCGTTGTCGTCAGCGCCTCGGCGACGACCTACACGCGCGCTAGCGGATCGTTCATCACCGAAGGGTTCCGCGTCGGCATGACGGTTACCTGGACTGGATTCGCGAACGCCGGAAACAACACGGGCGGCGCGATCACCGCGCTTACTGACACGGTCATGGAGTGCTCCGGCGGAGCCCTTGTCAACGAGTCGCCTGCCGGATCGGTCACCTGCGAAAGCAACAACTCGCCCGTCTGGCGCTTCGTCACGGCCAACGGCGGCGCGACGAGTGCGGACCAGACCGAAGTTGTTACGTCGATTCCTGCGGTCGCGAACACCTACCAAGTCTTCCGCATCCGCAACGTCAACACGAGCGAGTGGGAGTGCTCGAACTACGACACGGCAACGGGAACGTGGGTCAACGCTTCGACGATCACGACCACGTCGCCGGCTGCCGCGTCCGCGCTTCAAATCCACGCGAGCAATCGCAACATTGCCGGCTACACGGCGGCGGGCGTTTCGATCACGGTCGACGCCGCGGCTAAGACGTTCACGCGCGCCTCCGGCAGCTGGATCGCCGACGGGTTCCGACTTGGAACGGCAGCGGACGCGGTTTCGTTCTCGTCGTTCTCGAACGCCGGGAACAACCTGAGCACAGGCACCATCACCGCGCTGACGGACACGGTAATGACGATCGGCGGCGCGTCGGGGCTGGTCAACGAGGTTGGCGCGACTACGGCTGTCGCATCGTCCCCGGCGACGAC